TGACAAAACTGGTGACGATGTTTTCAAGCTAGCTTTTACGTTAACTGGGGCAGTACTTATTGTAGCGATATATAACCTGATCGGGCAGGCTGGTCAACCATATAAAATTAAGATCGAGTACAACGACCCTGTACCCTCAGATGGTGAGTATCTCAGGCTAGATTACAATGCTAGCGCTAGGACTATAGCTGGATATCCAATTAGGGCTATGATGGGGTTTATCCACGGTGAGTTCTTCGCTGATCCTATTCCACAGCCACTCGAGCGTTCAGCTGCCTTTCTCCGTCAAGCGGCTAAATTAAGACGTCGCGGTTGGGTGGTACCGGAGAAGTTACTGAGGAGGGTCATCAATGATAATGCCCGACTCGTCTACACGACTGCTGCTGGGAAGAAGATTTTTACTCCTCGCCTTGATCTCGTTCTCCTTCCAGCATGCTTAGGCGGTGTTGGAGTGCAGGAGACAGAGAAAGGACCATTAACTCACACGGATAGTACCATCCAATTAGTTGGAGTTACAGACAAGCAGTACAAAGTGATTTGCATTCCCTCAGGCGAAGGAAAAACCACTCTAGCTCAACAATACCCAACCCTATTCTTAGACCACGATACCGTCATATCTCCTGCCGAGCTATCTAAACTTAGGGAAGCTGCTGCTGTAACCGGAGCCTGGGACAAAGTTAATAAGTACCTAATTAGCTGCGCCAATTCCTGGTTCAACCGTAACCCGTCCGAGTCTCGTTGCCTTCTCTCTTGGTCACCACATACTGTTCCTCCACACTTTGAAGGGGTTAGCATGTTATTACAGCTTCAGACCGGGGTGCGCGCTAACGTAAGTAATAGGCGCGCGATCTTGGCCGTCGAATCTCCGGACCGAACCTTTTATTTTAAGAACTTTCACGCTCGGAATGCAGCAGCAGTCGCTTTCGCCAACCCTTTCTTTTCTTCTGCCCTACTACGCTACCCAGTCAACTCCGGCGGTCTTAAGAAGGAAAATGGTGAATCAACACTGCCTCTTTACCGAACCCCAGCTATCAGAGTAGATTCGTTAACTACCAAAATGGATGTTATCGGAGATTTCGCTGCTGCCCAATCGCTTGGTGTCCCTAAGCCTCGACAAACCGAAGAATCTATCGTCAAGAGCAGCATGACTGGTGCTTGGCCCAAAAAAGCTCTCAACGAATCGCTTGCCAACTACGCGGCGGAACTGGATGCGTGGCAGGCCAAGGCTAGGCTTGAGTGGAGGTATACTACTATCCACCTCCGCGTCGACGTGCACGCCCTCAACGGGTATGTCCGTCAGCTCGTATGGGATTCCTTCGGCATAAAGCACTCTTCGGCTGCGGGAACTCCAGTTTTCAGGCGGAATAATTTGGGCTTCCCGGCGGTCCGTGAGCTCCGTCATTCTTATGATGGGCTCGGATCCTTGACGAAGCCTTTAGGTTGCTCAGTTGATGATACCGCTAAGGCGATTGTGAGTTACTACTCCCGTGGCATTTCATTAGCAGACGGTCTTAAGAAGTTGAGGAACCGGCTGCTCGATTCTAGATCTAGAATTGATGATATTCCAAGGGCTATACCAATTGGAACGGCAGCGGTTCCGGTTATCGACCGGATCTTATCGACGAGGAAAATGCTAAACTCAGGACAG